TGCTAAAGAGTTCTTTCAAATCGGCGGTCAATACAATGAGTTTATCATGATGGAAGCCGGTGACAAAATCCAAGCCTCTGCAACAGCGTCGTCAACAATCTTGATTTCTGTCATTGAACACAATGCTACAGCGGCACGGAATGAATAATGGCCAAGAAAGACCCAAGACTTGAAAGAGCTGGTGTATCTGGATACAACAAACCTAAAAGAACTCCTAATCACCCAACTAAGTCACACGTTGTTGTTGCGAAGTGTGAAGATGGGACAATCAGAACTATTCGATTTGGACAGCAAGGAGTTTCAGGATCTCCTAAAAAGAAAGGTGAATCTGAAGCAGATCGTAAACGGCGTAAGAGCTTTCAAGCAAGACACGCTAAAAATATTGCTAAGGGTAAATGCTCTGCGGCATATTGGGCTAATAAGGTGAAATGGTAATGGCAATTCCAGCAATTTTAGCATTTATTACACGAATGGGTGTAGCTAAAGCAATTGCTAAGTATGGTGCAAAAGCTGTACGTGAAGCACAAAAACATGCGAAAGACATGGTAACTAAAAAGACATCGGGGCAGAAACAATCTGCACCAGCTACTAGAGGCCAACGTACTAATCGTGAAACTGCCCGTAGGTCAGCGGCGGTTGGGGTTGCGGCAGGTGTGGTAGGTACAAGAGCTACTCAAAATGCAGGCGGTACAAGCAATCGGGCGAAAGCTCAAGGGCAACGTGTACAGCCAAAAGACTTTCCTCAGTACAAAGGCGATTCTCAATCAGCTAAGGCTTTCCGTGACATGTATCGCCAAGCTAAAAAGGCAGGATACAAGTCATTCACGTTTGAAGGCCGTAGATATAAAGTAGCAGATAAATGACGTACCTAGAGATTGTAAACTCAGTTTTGATTCGGCTTCGGGAACGTGAAGTATCGAGTGTATCTGAGAACTCATATTCTAAACTGATCGGACAGTTTGTTAACGACTCTAAGCGACAGGTAGAAGATGCGTGGAACTGGAACTGCCTGTTAAAGACTTTAACAGCAACAACAACACGTGGGATTTTTAACTATGAGTTGAACACGACTGGTCAGCGTTTCCGCATGGTTGACGTAATCAATGACACACAGGATTACTTCTTAGAGCCAAAGACGATTCAGTACTTCAACGAAAAGCTTGTCGCAAGTCCCGGAGAGAACGGCCCTCCACGGTACTATGTATTCAATGGTGTCTCTGCTGATGGCGATACACAGGTCGATATCTATCCTATTCCTGATGCGGCGTATATTCTTCGCTTTAACGTCTACGACCCACAAGATGCGTTAGTTAACGGTTCTGATGTGTTACTAGTTCCGTCTGAACCAGTGGTTCTTGGAGCCTATGCAAGGGCTGTTGCAGAGCGTGGGGAAGATGGTGGGTTGTCTTCAACTGAAGCATTTGGGTTGGCGGCTTCGTCTATCTCAGATCACATTGCGATTGAAGCAAATCGATTCCCTGAACAACTAATTAGTGTTGAAATCTAATGGCTGGCCCTCTAAATGTTGTTACAGTATCTGCACCGGGCTTCTATGGGCTAAATACCCAAGAGTCTGGTATCACGATGCCTTCTCAATTTGCTTTGGATGCGACAAACTGTATTATTGATAAGTTTGGTCGTATTGGAAGTCGTAAAGGGTGGATAAAGTACTCTAACCCTGCTGAAGCGTCGATCACTGCAATTACACAGGCTAATCCATGCTCTATCACTGCATCCGGGCATAATCTCGAAACTGGGGAGCAAGTCATTATTACAGATGTTGAAGGTATGACAGAGCTGAACGGCAATACCTACACAGTCACTGTCGTAGACTCTTCAACCTTTACACTAGATGGTACTGACTCTACAGGTTTTACAGCGTATACACAGCGTGGTACAGTTACTGAAGTATCTTTACTTACAGGCGCTGTCGGAGCGATTTCTGAGTTTACCAATACTGATGGTTCTTTAACAGTTCTACTAACCGCCGATAATAAACTCTGGAAGCTAGATAGCAACTATGACCCCGTTGAGCTAACTGCTGACGACGCTTCGGCAATTACAATCACTAGTGACAACTGGCAGATTGCAACGTTTAACAACCATGCTGTATTTGTACAGGACGGTCATGTACCTGTTTACTATGATGCGGCGGCAGATACCTACAAAGAATACTCTGGAGTAAACTTTACGAACCCCACATGCGTTTCAGCGTGTTTTAACAGGGTTTGGGTAGGCGAAGACAGTACAGTCTACTGGAGTAAGATTTTAGAGCCACAGAGCTTCACAGGTGTTGGCTCAGGCTACATTAATATGCGTGAAATCTTCGGTGAAGATGATACCGTAACAGCAATTACTTCATACAACGGTCGCTTGGTTATCTTTGGAAAGCGAAATATTGCATTCTTTAGTGGCGCTGAAGATCCAACTGGTTTCAACTTCCAACTGTCAGACCACATTAAAGGTATTGGCTGTATTGCTAGAGACTCCGTGCAGAACGTAGGTACTGATGTAGTCTTCTTGTCATCTGAAGGTGTCCGAACTGTTGGACGAACTATTCAGGAAGTATCATCTCCTATCGGTGATGTTTCAAGAAATATTAGAGATGATCTGGTACAGTTTGCTAATGGCGAGAATGAATACCGAATCAAGGCAGTCTATTCTCCTTTAGATGCGATTTACTTGTTAACTTTACCTACAACAGGCTTTACTTACTGTTTCGACATGAGAGCGCCTTTACAAGACGGTAGCAGAAGGGTAACAGTCTGGAATAACATTACCCCATCAGCTTATTGTGTACTTCGCAACAACGATCTGTTACTAGGTCAAACAGGCTATGTAGGTAAATACTCAGGCTATTCAGACAACGGTACAACATATCGACTGTCTTACTACACTAGCTACATTGACTTCGGGAATGCCGCTTCAGAGACTATGTTGAAAAAGATACGTCTCTCAACGCTTGGGGCGGCTGGACAGGATGCCGCTATGAAGTGGGCATTTGACTACGACATTGACTATGAGACATCTTCGTTTAAGCTAAAAGAAGGCGGTACATACGAATATGGTGTCGATGAGTATTTCTCTGATGACAATATCGATAACGAAGCAGAATACTCTTCGGGTTTGGTACTAGACACTATCTCATTTAATGCAAGTGGCCGGGGTGCTGTATTGCAGTTAGGGATCGAATCAAACATTAGTGGTGGTTCATTATCAATTCAAAAAATAGATATTTTTGCTAAGAATGGAAAATTAATCTCATGAGTGATTACGTTAAAGCAACTAACTTTGCGGCCAAGGATAGTCTTCCTGTCGGCGATGCAAACAAGAAAGTCAAAGGCACAGAGATTGATAACGAATTTAATCTAATCTCTGATTCTATGGCAACTAAAGCCGATTTAAACTCGCCTGCACTGACTGGTACACCATCTGCACCCACTGCATCTGTTGGTACTAATACCACACAACTTGCGACCACAGCGTTTGTAAAGGCGGCGGTTGTGCCAGCCGGAGCAGTGTTTTATTTTGCAATGTCCTCTACTCCAACAGGATATTTAGTCTGTGATGGATCGGCAGTAAGCCGTACAACTTATTCTGAATTGTTCGCCGCTGTTGGGACAACGTTTGGTACTGGTGACGGGTCAACCACATTCAATCTTCCTGATCTTGTCGGCCAGTTTATACGTGGTTACAACGCTGATGCTTCTGTAGGTGTGGACGCAGGACGCACATTTGGTAGCCAACAAGATGACTCGGTTACTGATCACTATCATTACATGGCATCTGAAGTTATTCCGACAGGTTTTACCGATTTAGGTGATTCGGAGTATCATGCCGGGTTAGAAATTGTAGATCGGGTATCTGTCGGTGATGGAACAGGTGATGGGACTGGTATTGAAAGTTCTAACACTGGAGAAAGGAGTAACTTTGGAGTTGATAAGGTTGCTGGATTTACAGCCGATGCAAGCACTGTGTCAACTACTGAAACTCGACCAACAAACGTCGCATTGTTGGCATGTATTAAGTACTAAAGGAAAGTAAGATGTTAGGAGCTTTAGGAAGCATTCTTGGAACAGCCGTTGGTGGCCCTATGGGAGGCACTGTCGGAGGCGTTATTGGCGGAATGTTAGAAGGTGGCGGTAACATTATGGGAGCTAAACGCTCTCAGAAAATGACACGTGAAGCGGCTGAACAACTTGCTGAAGCTTACCGCCTTGGATCACAATATCAAATCGATGCATCTGCATTTACCCCGGTTGGGTTCCGATCTGCGTTAGGTGGTTCAAGATTTGAAGTAGATCCTGAAACAGGGCGTTTAACAGACGCTGGTTTTACTCTCGACCCTAGATTAGCAGGTGTTCAAAGTCGCCTACTTGGTGTCTTACCCGGACAGCTTGATCAGGCTTTAGCATATGGTGCTCGATCAGCGGATTTAGCTGATCAGTACTTTGGTATGGGTCAAGATGTTTTATCATCTTTGAACTTAGACCCGACAGAGGCGGCACAGCTACGCATGTCTAGAATGCAAGAAATCCTTGCTCCGGGCAGAGCTGAATCGGCAGAGCGTATGTATGGCAACTTAGCGGCTGAAGGATTGACAGGACTTGG